GCTCGATCCACCCTCCCCTGGCTGCACTTAGCCTCTTCGTAGGTGAACCAGTGCAGCCTTGGGTCCCAGCGGTACTTACTTTGTGCCCCTGGGACCACCGTAACGGCGCTTGCCAACGCTAGGCAGGTTCTGGACATTGGGTTCCAGAATTGGCCAAGCTTGCGGATTTGAACAACCCGCTAGGATATGTCATTGATATCTACCTTGCGAACGTCATTGTTGGCATCCTTCTTCAGACACATGCTATCAACTCAGGAGAAACATCTCTTGATGTTAACGAGGAATATCTGTAGATGGTTGTTGATGACGCTTTTCAGGGCAATGAAATCATTTTTGACCAAGCCTTTATTGGCAGGCGTGGTATCAGGTATTATCGCTTCCATCAGATATACCTGTTGCCCCTCGGAGAGCCGGACTCAGCAAATACTGAGCAACGGCAGATTCAGTACAGACTCGTTTGATTCTGAACGTATCCGAGGCGAAGTGCGTGATGCGAACGCAGAACCCGCACGAGCTATAGCTGACAATCCCCACGGAAAATCAGCAGCTGCTCGAAAAACTGCAAGTCTCATAGTAGATGCAATCAAGAGGGAAACTGGCCTAGAACTGCATTGCTACCAAATGTCCAAGAACGAACAAAGACGCGGTTTGGTAGGATGTAGAGAATACTACTGGGCTAAAGACCTCAATGCCGACTTGAGAATGCCCATTAAATGGTGGCATTGGCTCTATACTCCCGCTAGGCAGATGCCATGCCACTGTTTGGTGAGCATAGTAGATGTCGACTACTATTTAGACCTGGAAGAGATGCTATCCAGATATCCGAATGTGTATTGTTTGTACACTTTCGAACTGGACAGAGTTGTCAATGGCGAAGGTGATCTAGTTTGGACCTTCAATGAAGACAACGACATGGTGTGTTGCACCGCCGGTGGAGGCGGTGGCAAAGGACCAAGAGCATCTTATAAACACAGACTTCATAACTTCAACAGTGACACGATTATCGCTCATAGTGGTTGGTTCTCGGGTAATTCTAAGATCCCACAGCTTCCGATGATCACCGTCTACAGTGTCGTTAAGAAGAAAATAGAATGCCCTGGTTGCGTGGGTAGAGCGCTGGTGGTGCTCATACCATTGTCCAGCTACTGCTGGCCAGACACAATCACGGCCTCTAATCTGCAAGGTCAAAGACTTGAGCAGTTGAGCCCTGTCGATAATGGATTTCTACGCATGGAAATCATGACTCCCGACGGGTTGCATAGCTCAATAGCTACTGTCAATGGTCATTGCTGTTTAACAGCACCTAAACATTTCATCGATTCATTGATGTCGATGGATGCTCTGCAGCCAAAGACCGGTAGCAGCACAGTAAAGAGTTTGCTCGACCACCCTAAGGGTGAATGTGCAACACTCGCACACTTTATTAGATCCAAAACCGGACACAAACTCCCGCCAATCGTCTACACTGCCCATGACGCCATAAGAAGGATACAACACCACCATTACGACCCTGAAGCTAGCTGCAATATGCACGCATTCGCTGGTTGCTTGGTTGACGGTGCCTACGCCTTCGATGTGACTAAGGGCAACGTTGCTCAAGCAGTCTGGGGGCGCATCCTGAAGTATAGGCTGCGCGACCCAGTCTTACCTATGAACAACTTTCAGTGGCAAGTAGTTGATGAGTACGCCAACTTGATTCTGGAACGCTGGCGTGCTGCCGGTCATGAACGTCTGAAACCTCTGACAGTTGAGGAATTGACAGACAAACTGACGAAATCGGCACAGCTACGAGATCTCGCAAAACTTCTAGGTGAAGGTGACACGTGGTCGGATGAACGTGAATTCCAATCCTATTGCGCGGAAATGATGATGAAACGGGAGATGTATAACAAGTTGACGGACCCACGCTGTATAACTCAATATCAACCAAGGTGCAAGTTCACATGCTTGTGCTATGCCTACCCTCTCATGGACTTGTTGAAGGAGACCCTACCAGGTATGTGCAGTGGACGCACGAGCGATTATGTCGCTGGGGCGGTCACTGCTATGTGTTCCAGAGCCGAAAGCCACGCTGTGGAAGGCGACATGGAACGTATGGACGGGACTTACACTGAAATATCAAGAAAGGCCAGTGAGACGTGCACTACCTGTTGGTTTGACCCCAAGTACACAACAGAACTGAAGTCAATGGAGAAAGACCAATACGACGTGCTAGTCAGGACTGCATTTTCACTATGCTACAGTCTTGAGTATGCATTGGGTAGTGGTTCGGGGGAAACAACCCCCAGGAACAACATCACTACTGGTTTGATATACTATCTCGCTTACAGAACCTGGAATCGAGGGGGCTCTTTCATACAACCAGAAAAAGCGGCTGTCATGCTGGACGAGAACACAATCTGGTCCGGTGATGATTCTGGCGCCATAGACGTGCCAATCAAAAAGTTGCAGTCGGCCGCCTCTTGTCTGGGAATGATTATGAAAGGGAGAGAAGTACGGTTGTGGGAACCAGGTTTCCAATTCCTGGCCAGGGATTACACCTCAGAAGTATTCTCTGGCAACCCTAATTCGTGTGCATCGCTGCCAAGACAGTTGCCAAAGTTTTTCTGCTGCGTGAACGCTGACGTTGATCGTGAACAGATGTCCGTGCTCAAAGCGCTATCATATTACATAACTGATAGCATGACACCCGTACTCGGAGAGTTGTGTGAGAAAATATTGACACTCTCCGGAGGTGTGATCGACAGCACGTCCGAAATAACTGTAAAGCTGCCCAAACATGTGGTAGTTTCCAACGTCCCATATAGCGTCCAAGCGGATATAGTCGATGAATGGAATGGGCAAATTAAGATCTCTATCGATCCAGAGAAACAATACCCCAATCTAAAACATGACGACTTTTACACGACTCTCAATGACGGTGGAGCCTTGGAAGAGTTTGATACCGAGGCATTTCAAACGTGGCTGGATTCATGTAACAGTCTTGAACAGTTGCTTGATACCGTGCCCGTTTGTTGCCACTTCGAGAGCAAGCATCCTTTGCATGCCCACCATATTGACGGAGTCCCTTACGGCTCACCGGAGTTATCAGAACCCGCTCTGGTCTGGACAGAACAAGGCCCAGAAATAAAGCGGTACTACCGTGATGCAGCCAAGAAAAGGCTTCGTCTTGAAGATGAGGAACCAAAGTCTGATATTGGCAGATCTCTCCGACCGGAAGCCCCAATCGGCAATCCGGGTAAAGAGTCTACCAAACGGTCCAAGGATAAACGGAGTCAGCCTAAAAAGAAAGAGGAATCTAAGAAGGCGGCCCCTGTTAAAGGCAAAGGAGGAAACCATGGGAAGAAAAACACAAACAAAACCAACCCTCGCCCTGCTAAAGGGAAAGGCAAAGGGAAGAAAGGGAAGTAATACTGGATAGACATCTCCTACCGCACCCCCGCGGGTGTATAGATCTCACTCATCCTCACTGTGATATCCCAGGGCTGCTGGATCCCAGGGGGAGATTTAATCCAACCATTCTTCTTTGTTTAAAAATTTTCATTCTATAGTTAAATAATTTGACGTAAGTCAACAGAAAAACTGCTAATTCTAAATTCACATCACGCACGAGCCCACTCGGCTAGGGAGCCATAATCCTAGCCCTTGCCCCTAGTTGTCGATCTGGGGGTCCGGGTGGGCTAAAACAAGGGAAACCGAACTAAAACTAGCCCCGTTCAGGCTATCCTGACTCTCGACACCTTTGGTGAACAAACAGAGAGCCAGTTGAGTTTCAACTCTTATCATGGAAATAACGATGGACAAGACTGAAGCCAGAGAGCTATCAGCCATACAACATCGTATGGAGAAAGATCTTATCAGGTGTGGGGCCGCGCCCACTTCTGTCGCCTACGCTATGAATGCACTGGATCCCTTCCACGACGTCAACATGCGTGTCGTGGGGTTTCCAGATTCAGTGGGAGGCAAATCGGTGGTCCAAGCCCTTACCCGCCAGATTGAGATCAACGTCCCAGCCGCGATTGACGGCAAATGGGATGCACACATTACCATCAACCCTTCACAGACTGGTGGTAATGCTCCGGGTGACAACAACTCTGATGACCACTTGTGGCCTGTAGCTTTGCTACAGTCACAATCAAATTCTGGTACAACTGACAACAATTATTTGTTGCCATTGTATTCAGCTGGGTCATCTACACCGACATACACAAACTATGATACCCCTACAAACGTCATCCCTGGAGGTCTTCTTCAGGTGTGCGCAGTGAACTCAGGAACTACTACTTTCGATCCTGCTGTTGACGCGCATTACGTGTCGATGGCCATTGATGACGTTTTGCAGGACAATGACTCTAATTCGAGAATCATTGGTTGCGCTTTCGAGGTACACAACACCACTGAAAAGTTACACAAGAGTGGTGCTGTTACTGTTTACCGACAGGATTGTCAACCTGATGAACCTGCGGTGATCAGCTCGTTCGCAGTTGCCAGAGCAACACTCTGGAACATGCAAACCAATGCTTTTCTATATGGTCCCAACAATGCTGACAACACAAGTGAAGTATACGTTGGATCTGTCGCCTCCATTACCCATAGGAAACGCAGGCTTCCACCAACATCAGTCTCAGTGGCCACCCAACTACACAGCGCTACTTGGGAGGCTGCTGAAGGCTGCCTGATCCCCGTTACCATGGACTTGGAGGAGTCAGCCGTCCCCAAAAGGCCAAGCGGTGCTGCTTCATTGCATGTGCATGATCGCAACTATGCTGCAGCTACCGACTTGGGTGGACGGTCACCTTTCGTTGCTCCGTATCCATCATCTATTGCACCAGTAAACAAGAATGCTGGCGCTAAGATTGGCTACGTTTCAAGTGCTGCCGTTACAGGTATCCTAAATGGTAGTACTATCGAGACAACATGTACACCTACATCTGTCCTCGAAACGAACCTTAATCGCTCCGGCGCCTACTTTCACGGTTTGTCACAACAAACAACACTTACCATCATACTTAAAGTGTTTGTCGAACAATTCCCAAACCCCGGGTCTCCATTTATGCCGCTTGCTAGCAAGTCGGCACCCTATGACCCCAAGATATTACACTGCATGGCTGAGATCTACGACTCGCTGGCACCGGGTTACCCTGCACATATGAACGGCATGGGTGACTTTTTCCGCGAAGTCGCAGCCAAAGTAAGATCCATTGCAGATGACGCGACGCCATATCTCACGCCCGCGTTAGCAGCTCTAGCAAGAATGCCGACACCAATGGCCCAAGCAATTGGCCGGGGTGGTCTCGCAGCTCTAGCTGCCGCACAACAACTACCAGCACGAGCAAAAGCCAACAAGATCGTGGTCCAGAGCAAGAAGAACGGAAAATGATAGACACCGTAGTCTTGCTTACGGCCATGATCCAGCTCATATCATGTCTGTTTATACATCTTAGGTTGTCAAGATGTACACAGATTGATTGCTGGGGAGTGCATATCGAAAGGGAAATAGTCCAAGATAATAGTCAAACCGATACAACTGACGGTTGAAACGTCTCTGTGGTAGCCCCACAGGTTCGGTAATTGGCCGCTGACGCACTGTCTCAAGACACAGTGCCGAAACATAAACACATATGGGC